GGGCTGGATTGCCGCTTGTGTGTTGGTCGCCCTCATGCTCCCAGTGCTCGGGATGTTGTACTTGGACATCTTGGAAGCCAAGCATGAAGTGAAGACGCAAACTGAGAAGCTTGAGCGGTTAAGGCGTGAAATTGAAAGGGAAAAACGTGAAAAGAAGCCTAGCGATACTATTTCTGATAACCCTGTATTTGATCGGGTGCGAAGACCGTTTCCGTTACGCTTGCCAAGACCCGACAAACTGGAATAACCCCGAGTGCAAGCCCCCGATCTGTACTGCCACTGGCACTTGCCCCGAACAACTTGTTAAACCTGAACAGGAGAAAAAGTGATGCCTACTGTTGCCTACAAAACAAATAACCGCCTGACCGCCGAAGAGATTGAGGTGCGTGTCTGGGCTTTCGTGATTGTGGTGCTGGTCAGCATCCTGCTCGGAGCGATGGCGATGTTCCTCTACTCGGTGACCTACGTTACCCAACCCATGTCCGGCATGGCCCCAATCGACAAGATTTACACAAGCCAAATTAGCACCATTATGGTGTTCATCACAGGCGTTCTGGGTGGTGTGGCTGGACGGTCAGGTATCAAGGCTGTAGCCACCGCCATTTCCAAATCAGAGGCCAACGATAACGATGAGCCTCCCAAGCCATGAAAGGTTTACTCTCTGGATTGATTGCCCTGCTGCTGACATTTGGCGGCGGGTATTTCTACGGCAAGTATGTCGAGAGAGAAGCCCAGCAGGTGGAAGTTGATCGTTTAAACACCGAAGCACGGGCCAAGGAGCAGGCTTTAGCCGCTGCCGTAACAACAACCGCTGAAGCATTGAGGAAGACAAATGAAAAAGCCAAACTTGCTACAAAGCAGCGCGATGCTGCTATTGATTCTGGCGCTCTCAAGTTGCGCGTCAAAACGACCTGCCCCGTACCAGCCGCCGCAGATCCCGCCACTCCCGCAGGAGGTGGTGGAGGAGAAGCATCAGCCGAACTTGACCGAGAGACTGCTAAAGCTCTTGTCGCCATAACCGACGAAGGCAACCGAGCCATTGAAAAGCTCAACGCCTGCATATCTTTGTATAACCAAGTCCTTGAATCACAGAAGGAAATCAAATGACACAATTGACTACCAACTTCTCCCTGCACGAACTTACTAAATCAGACACTGCCCTGCGTAACGATCTGGACAATACTCCCGGAGAAGCCGAAATTGAGGCGCTGCGCCTGCTTTGCGAAAAGGTTCTCCAGCCGGTGCGTGACCACTTTGGCAAGGGCGTTAAGGTGAACTCAGGGTTCCGCGCTCCAGCCGTCAACCAAGCTACCGGAGGCTCAAAGTCCTCAGACCATTGCCTTGGCCGAGCAGCCGATATAGAGATTCCCGGCGTAGCAAATGCTGACTTAGCGCAGTGGATCATGGATAATCTGGACTACACCCAGTTGATACTGGAGTTCTACACTCCCGGCATTCCAGACAGCGGTTGGGTTCATGTGTCTTATGACCCGAATAACCTGAAGAAACAGGAGTTGACCGCTATGAAAGTCGCTGGTAAAACGCAGTATGTTCCCGGCCTCGTAGCGTAACGATCATGCTAAAAAAACTAGCCCTTAAACCCGGTGTAAATAAAGAAAACACTCGCTACACAAGCGAGAACGGGTGGTACGACTGCGACAAAATTCGCTTTCGTCAGGGTATGCCTGAGAAGATTGGCGGCTGGACACGAATTTCAAATCAGTCATTCATCGGTGTGTGCCGATCTCTATGGGCGTGGGTGACTCTTGGCTCCCTCAAGCTCCTTGGCGTAGGCACAAACCTCAAGTTCTTTATTGAAAATGGCGGCAGTTACTACGACATAACCCCGCTGCGATCAGCCGTTACTTTGACCAATCCATTTGACATGGTTAGCGGCTCATCCACTGTGACTGTGACCGATGCCAACGGCGGGTATATCACTGGGGACTATGTAACCTTTACAGGCTCAACTGCCAATGGCGGCATTACCCTGCTGGGCGAATACTCCCTGACCCTTGGTAACGTTTCCAATACCTACACTGTTACCGCTGCTTCGCCTGCCGAAATCACTGCGGCCAATCCTGCTGTATTTACAACAGAGTTCCAGTTGGCAAACAATGTTCAGGTAACACTGTCCACCACTGGTACTTTGCCTTTTCCGTTTGACACAACGACAACCTACCATGTGGTCAATACTTCTGGATACACCTTCCAGTTGTCTTTAACCTCTGGTGGTGCGGCCATCAGTACTGTTGGATCTTCTCAGTCTGGCGTTCAAACTGTTACGGCTAAGGCTTCGTCTACAGCCGCTGGCGGCGGTGGGACTGTCAGAGCGGCATATCAGATCAATGTAGGCCCATCCTATGCTGTTTCTCTGACTGGCTGGGGTGTTAGCACATGGGGCTCTGGCGCTTGGGGCGTTGGCGTTACGGGCGTAGATCAGTTGCGCCTGTGGACACAAAGCAACTTTGGTGAAGACTTGATTTTTGGCCCAAGAGGTGGCGGCATCTATTACTGGGACGCTACAACTGGATTGCTTGGCACTGTTTTCACCGTGACCATCGCCTCACCTGCGGTGCTAAGTTCATCCGTTACTTTAACAAATGGCATGGAGTTGGTGTTTGAAACCACTGGTGCTTTGCCTACTGGACTCAATGTCGGGCAGATTTACTATGTGATTAATGCGTCTGGTGGTACTTGTAATCTGTCGGCCACATCAGGCGGATCGGCCATTACTACGACTGGATCACAGTCTGGCGTACACACTATTTCTCCTCGGGCTTTGCCATTGGCGAACATGACTGGGGCATCTAATGTTCCAACAGAGCAGAACTGCATTCTTGTCTCTGATTCCAGCAGGTTTGTGTTTGCGTTTGGAGCTACGGAGTTTGGCTCGGCCACGTTTAATCCAATGTTGATTCGCTGGTCAGACCAAGGCGACCCATTTAACTGGACACCAAGCGCCACAGTACAGGCTGGATTTACCTACCTATCTCATGGCTCTGAGATCATTTCTGTGATGCAGGCTCGCCAAGAGATTTTGGTGTGGACGGATTCATCTGTTTATTCCTTGCAATACCAAGGCGCACCGATTGTCTGGTCTACGCAGATTGTGGGCGACAACATTTCCATCGCTGGCGAGAATGCTGTGGCGTATGCCAACGGCGTGGCCTATTGGATGGGTGTGGATAAGTTCTACAAATACGATGGCCGCACACAAACTCAAAACTGCGACCTGCGACAGTATGTATTTGACAACATCAATAAATCACAGTTCTCTCAAGTTGTTGCCGGAACAAACGAAGGCTTCAATGAGATCTGGTGGTTCTATTGCTCAGGCACAAGCACCACGATTGACAGCTATGTAGTGTTTAACTATATGGAAAACCAAGGTCAGGGCGCTTGGTACTATGGCTCTATGGCTCGTACAGCATGGCTAGACAGTGGTTTGCGTGACTATCCTATTGCTGCAACATACGAATCTAATATCGTTAATCATGAACAAGGTGTTGATGACAATGCTACGGGAACAACTCTGCCGATTGAGGCATTCATTACTTCTGCCGAGTTTGATTTGGATGATGGTGACCGCTTTGGCTTTGTGTGGCGGGTATTGCCAGATATTACTTTCCGTGGATCCACGGCTCCTAGCCCTCAAGTGACCATGTATCTCAAGCCTATGCAAAACTCAGGCTCAGGCTACAACATTCCGCCTTCTGTTGGTGGAGAGAACAATGCCACCGTGACAAGAACGGCAACGTTACCAATTGAGGAATTTACAGGGCAGATCTATACCCGTGTGCGTGGGCGGCAGATTGCTATGGAAGTCAGGTCTACTGCACAGGGCGTGACTTGGCAGCTTGGCTCTCCACGATTGGACATCAAGCAGGATGGAAGGCGATGACTTTAGTAGTAACGTCTGAATTTGAAGTTAACAGGGTAGCGGCTCCAGCTTTACCGTTGGCTCCAGAAATCTATAACCGTCCCTATCAGGATCAGTTAAACAACGTCTTGCGCCTGTATTTCAACAGGATTGATTCAATTTTGGATCAACTTAATGCAAAAAGATTTTATGAACTGCAAATTCCCTATGGGGCTTTTTCCAGCGACCAAGATCAAACTGCTGTGGCGAACACTGCCACATTGATGACGTTTAACACCACGGATTTTTCTAGCGATGTGACCATCAGTTCGTCTCAAATCACAGTAGCCCATGCAGGAATATACAACCTGCAATTTAGCGCACAGTTTCAAAATACTGATACCGCCTTCCAAGATGTCTACATTTGGTTAAAGCAAAACGGGGCAGACATAACGGGTTCGACTGGTTTTGTATCTATACCAAACAGACACGCCGGAACAGATGGACACAACATTGTTGGCTGGAACTATTTCCTAAGTATGGCGGCAAATGATTATGTGGAAATTTACTGGTCTGTTCCTAACGCTGCTGTAACTATCCAGCATCTTGCCGCTTCTGGCACACCAACCAAGCCGTCTACCCAGTCTGTGGTAGCCACAATGACATTTGTTTCGGCGCTTCCAGCGTAACTCAATAAAGCCATGAACATCCATCAAGTCAACAGCAAAGAAACAATGCTCAGTGAGAATGACATTGTGATTGTGGCTGCATACATGGCAGAGGCAACGCCAGAAGTCAAAGCATCTGCCAAAAAGCATGGCTTGAGCAAAGAGAGATTGCTGCATACCGTTTATGTCCAAGAAATGCAGAACCCTGCGCTGATTCGAATCAGGGACGGGAATACGCTATTCACCATTGCCGCTCTTAAAGACCGCTATGGATACGTTGCCATGTATAACGGAGACATCAAGAAAAATGTTGCGACCAACTTCAATCAGTTTTTGCAATCTGCTCACAAAATAGGATTCAATATTTTGGCTGTCAAGTGCATGGATGAATCGCTAAACAACAGCTCAGAAGAAGTTCAAGCTTTAGTCAAAGATGACGAA